TGTCCCAACCAATAGGACTTTCTTGTGCTGGAGCGGGTTCTACCCTGGGACAACAGCCTGAGACATCGCTTACTTGTCCCACCCTTTTAGAGGGTTCTGTTGAGATTGATATTGGAGCGGAAGACCTGGGACATATCTAGCTGTCCCAACCCCTTGTCCCAACCCTCTTTAATTGCTATTACTGGCTTTTGGCACGGTTGGGACATATACGGCATCTATACGCGCGAGAGCACTTTTGTGAATTGGAGCGAAATCCTTAGCAACGCTGGCATCCCTAATCCTCCGGGCTACCTTGAAACCGTTGCTCTAGTACGCTCCAAACCAAGAGTTAAATCGTCCAACAAATCCAAGAAACCCAAAAAGAAACCCGTAAAATCACGGAATGAAAAGAGTCGAAACCTACCTCCCGGAAGACATCGCCAAACGTCTTTCTGAACAAGCAGAAAGTATTGGCGTTAAGCGGTCAGAACTGATTCGCGAGCTTCTCACCAATTCACAAACAAGCTTCAACATTACGCCTGATGATTACAACAGAGCTGTTGTTAGAGTTCGCAAGCGTTGTGGCAATTTGCTGGGGCGTCATCAGGCTGAAAGCCTTGTGGCATCAGTGTTCACAGAGTTTTCAGGAGCAAGTCTTCGTGCAGCAAAAAATTAATTTTTACTATTGCCAAGTTGAAGACGAAGACAACCATTTTCCGCTTGCCATTGCTCGATTTACCGCCTATGACGATGACCATAGGCCACTGTCAGTAGAGCAAGTTACTTACGAAAGCAACCCTCATTATTTTCAAGAACAAGTTTCTGCAGCTTTATCTTGCGGGGTAGACGTAAGCATAATAACTGCCACTCCAATGGAAGATTTTGCCTGGATTAGCAAGCTTGCTAGGTACGCTTGAGATAACGTTCCACAAAACACTGGTTGGAGCGATAACTCATGCCTTTTCCAAAATCAGGACGGCAATTGATGTTGGATCGTCTTTACCTAGCGGTTAGGTCAGCAACAACAGCTGATATTCAAAGGGCCGCAATGCTTCTTGAAGGGGCTAAAAAAATTAGATCAGGCTCAAGTCGCCAACGCTCTTCTGCTCGATCAGCACAAGCAAGTGCTTGGAAGAAAAAAATTGACGATTCAATATCATGGTAATGTTAATACATTGTTGCACTTAGGAATGGCCAATAGGCACGGAGATCGTATTCGCTTTAGCGTGCTACTGGCTGAAGATTACGCCCAACTCTTAATCGAAGAGGCAAACTCTTTAAATCAAAAACCATCTTCTTTTATAAGAGATCTTGTTTACGAGCACGTGCAGTACAAGGTTGCCCTTGAATCGACAGCTCACACCATCCTTAAAGAGCTAGAACATAACTGATTCCAACTCAGTAACACGCATCACTGCTTGCTTAAGCAACTTGCCTTGATGCCACTGTTGACGCGCCATAGCAACGCATAACCGAGACAACACATCAATGTTCTCGCAGTCCTCAATCTCCCTAATGCTCCGTTCCAACGAAAGCTCTTCTTCAAGGCTCTGTTCAACCACCATCCAGTCGAAACTCTCGTAAGGCTCGCTTTTCGGAAGCATAAGGTTCCTCCGTCTTAAATCGTATGTAATCACCTATAGCGGGGAATAACCAGTCCTGCACTGGCAGACAGGCTTCCCAATTCACAGGTTGAACACAGTTCATCACAACTGTTGTCCAAAACGCACTGATATATCCCCAGTTCATGCAACGCTCGGCATCACCGTTAAATGATTGTTGTAATTGCCTGTTACCGCATAACTACGCACTGGAACGCTGTTCATTACGTGAAACACCATCTGACCAATTTTTAATCCTGGATACAAAGGCAAATCATGGTAACGACGCTCATTTTTTAATTCGAGCGTGAGCTTGCTTCCATGCCAGCCTGGATCGCACCAACCAGCAAGAAGATGATTAAGGCCCTCTCTGGCACGGCTTGACTTGAGTACAAACTGAGCGGAGATGTCGTTAGGGAGATTAAATTGCTCACGTGTCTCAGCCAGGCAAAAGCTGCCGGGCGATAGCCAGTACGGATCATCCTTTGTTGCTTTCGCAATGTCTACCCGAAACAACTCCTTATGCGTTGGTGACTCACACATCAGGTAATCACCCAAAAGCACGTCAAGGCTTGCTGGATTGACTAGCTCTGGGTCAAAAGGACACACCATCCGACCGCCCTCACAATGAGAACGGATCTCCCAATCACACAGAACTGCCACGCCCTACAGGCAAAAACGTACCTTAGCTCTCATCAACAAGAATCACCCAGCCCGTTCCAGGTCCGTCAACTTCCCAACGCGGACTAAATTCAGACTGCCTTACTTCGACTTGCTCTCCTCCTGCAGGGCTGAAATGACCACCTTGCAGTAAATCAGGCTTGCCACGCGGATCTTGCATAACCCAGCGTGGATCATTACTGTTCTTGCCCTTATAACCAGTAATCAAAGACCAGTGACCACAGTCGCCACTGTCGCATTGTGGTTTGTCAATACTGCCTTTATGCAACCAACCCGCCAAAACCGGCCTTCCCATTTCGATCTCCATCTCAATCATTTCGGCATCACCATCAATCCGAAACTCAACATTCAAACCCAAGCTCTTTAACGTTTCAATTTGCGCTCCAACAGCTGTTGACGGGCCAAACTTTTCACGGATTTGATTGTATTCATCATCCGTTTCAACACGCCGATAGGCTGCGGCGACCATTGCTGCTGCTGAGCTGAAGCACTCTCGATACCCTTGACCACTGGCATTGTCGAGCTGGCTGAAATAAGGGGTATAGACCTCTTGATCAATGCCTGATGCTTTCCACGCATCAAACCAAGCGGCATCGTCCTCAAGTAACTCTTCAGGCAGGGACTCTTCAAGCTCTTTAATAGCGGCAAGTTGGTGAGGAGTGCCACGAAACCAATGGAAGAAGGGCAGTAACGATAAGGCCACGATTACGAACCAAACCCACATTTATTTTTCAACTCGCATACCTGGAAATAAATTGACTTTGACGAAATCCACCACCTTGTCGTCAACAGTGTTGTCAGTGGTCTTGCAGTATGCAGTCAAAAGATCAACGACTAATTTCTTAACGCCATCAGATTGCAAGAAACGAAACAAGATTGGCCGGATAAGCAAAAGCATCAGAAACCTGCATTTACCAAAATTCTAAACGCGGTTTTGATGACCCTCAAGCCTTGCAACATTCTGCTCTAGGTCTGAGATTCGGGCGAATAGCTCCTGGTCCCTTACGCGCAGATCAGCGTGGAGCACATCCATTCGTGACGCTAAATTATCGACAGCTGAAGTCAGACGCACCAACGAATCCCTTCCATGCTGTGTCTCACGGTTGGCACCTTTGATACCAGAGGCAGCTACGCCTATTGACGCACCAGCAACAGCAGCCCAGATTTCAACCACCATTCGACCTCTAGCGTGAACTCATCATGGCAGAAGAACAGGCTAAGCAAGAGCAAGAACAAGACAACTCACGTTTAGGAGATGTAATCAAGGTTGTGCTGCTTGCGTGGGCAATGGCAATCCTGACCGCAAATTACCTAGGCGTCTTTAAGCAGTCGCTTGATCCCACCTACCCAGCTTCCATATTGAGTGGAACGGCAGCCTCCTTTGGCTTAGCTGTTGGGGGCAACAAAAAATCAAAAAAAGAAGAGCCTACAATCAAGGAACAGTCCTCTACGTCCAAACCCAAATGAGACGTTTTCTCTTTGTATCGTGCCTAACGTTTTTTGCGATAAGTCCTGCTTCGGCGGATATTACGCACGCTATTAAATCCTCAATCTCACTAACTGTTGATGGAGCAGCGTCCCAATCAATTCGACTCGGCTCCAATATGGCAGTATCTGGCTCTAACGTCACTTTGGACACTACTCCTGTGTTGGGGACACTTACTTCCGGGACTGCTCTTGGGTATACTCCTGGTGCTTACAGTATTACTACTGCTGGTGACAGCTTTAGTTATTCAGAGACGTACTTAGAAGGTGACGACGTTCCAACCGTACTTTCAACAACTGTCACTGCTGGTGTAGTCCCTGCCTTGCCAATATTCGGGAACACAACAACAACTGCAGGCGGTGTTGCTGGCACTTTAGCTGGAACGATTGCTACAGATGGTGCAATAGCGATTACAGCAGGGTCGGCTGGTACTACTGCAATCGGACAAGTTATTCAGGAGTTAACTATCAAGTGAGAATCCTGCTGTTGTTGCTTTTGGCTGCCCCAGCGGCAGCCGTACCAATCGTTCCTAACTTTCAGCAAGGAACACTTTCAAGCACGACAAAAACAACATCTAAGGTTGTTGAAGTCATTAACTCCTACGAATATCGTACGGGTTATGAATACACAGCTAGTGGCACAAATATCAAACCCTCTGCAGGTCTCGCTCCACAAAGCTTGACCACGACCACCAATACATTGAACGGTGTCTCAAGCAAATGGACTGGACTTGACCCTGCATCAAGGCCAACTTGGAGCATCGTTAAGCCAGGTGCTGCTTTCTCCATCGTTGAGACTTTGTCTGGACCAGGGCTTACAAATCACACGATAATAAATAGAGAGACTGACATCGAATCACTTACCGAAACCACCAGCACGTTTACCCAATGAAGCGTGTCTTAGCAGCCCTGCTGTTATTGGCTGAGCCAGTTAACGCTCAGATTTCAAGCACCGCCGCCCCAGTTGCAAACAGCTCAGGATCAGTCACGAACCAGGCTGTGCAGGTCGTTCCGTCAAAGACATTTGCATCAGTCATTAACAATGTTCAATGCCAAGGCGCAACCCTGACGATCAATCCTTTTATTAGTTCAACCACTGGCTGGTCTGACCCGTATGAACGCTATTACAACGAACCTGTCTACGACACCCTGGATTTAGTTGGTGCGTTTGATCCAGAAGGTAATCCCGTTCCAGATGGCAGACCTGACAACCCAGGCAACGTCTTGTTCAGAAAACCAATCAGAACTGGGCAGAAGACTAACTTCTCAGTCAATGGTGGCATCACTGCACAGATCTCAATTCCGTTAGATCGCAGTCATATTCGCACTTGCCGCGCTGCAGCAGAAAAACAAGTGCAGCTTATGGAAGCCAACCTTGCTGATAAACGCCTGAATTACGAAATAGCTAGGTTGCGAAACTGCGGAACCCTGATGAAAGAAGGCGTGATTTTTCGACCCAGCTCCCCTTATGCGTCGATCTGTGCTGATGTAATCCTGGTAAATCCGCCAGGCGTCTTACCGCCCCACACACATTCAATTCCTACTTCTTCAACGACCGCTGAAACTTCCGACGCTGCCAAGCAGACTCAATAACAGTCGTCTTCCCAAGCTTCTCCTTAATTTTCTTGATCGTCTTTTTGACGGTTGGCTTAATCGTTTTAAGCAAAATATCGCCTAATGGTTTGGCTAGGACTGCCGCTGTTGTTGCGACAACCGCAATCGTTGCAGTCGTGACCACAACAGGCGAGCCAGGTAAATGGTTGCCGAGAATCGCTGGTATGTCCAACGGCTTGAACTGGGTTTGACATTCTCCATCAACACGCTTATAGCCAGTTATGACAGCAGTCTGAAGCTTGTTTTTAGCTCCTATAGGTATTGCGTCTGGTGGCGGACATGGCAAATCTGTGTCTACATTTGGAATGCCGGTTGGGTTGGACGCCTCCGGTGAAGGGGACTTAGCCGGTTGCTGGGAGGTAGCCGGTTTTTCTTTTGGGTCTATTGCTGGCGGCTTAGCTGACCCATAAGTCAACGTTCCAGGTGTAAAGTCCAATGCGGCAGGAAACGATGGCATCGTTCCATCGCAAACCGTGAAGTTGCCCTTCGGATCTGTTGTGTAAGCGTCTGCATTCCCAGGCTGAGTATTACGCGTCTCGACGCAGCCAGGTATATCCCCAACCGGAAAGCCAAGCATCAATGTAATTGGTGGCTCAGACGGAATGCTTTGCGGCGGGATACCTTTCCAAGTTGGTATTTCTGGAACGCCAATACGCCCCACACCAATCTCAGGTATTTCAGGCACCGAATCAGAATACTAATTTAGGCGTTTCGATTGCTGGCCCTGTTGCTGATGGCAGTTCAGGCATCACATCATCAATCTTCCCCGGCACCATGTCAGTCACAACCTTGGTTAGCTCAAGCTTTAGCTCACTCATGTAGTGCTTGGTGATTGATGGGATACGGGTGTAAAGGACAACCGACCCAACAACCATCGTTCCAGACATCAAGAACCCAAGGGCTCCAGCCAGATTAAAAACTTTTTGCATGATCAGATTGCAAAGAAAAAACCTCCCCTGCTGTGTGAGACCAGGGAAGGTTGCAGTTGCTCTGTTAAAGACTAGCTCAGAAGCCGTACTTCAACCCGAGTTTAGATCCCCAGCTGAAGTCGTCGCCAGTTACACCGCTGAGTTCTCCATATACGGAAACGTTTTCAGCAACAGCGACTGAGCCACCGAATTTACCGGCAAACTCAACTTCGTTTTCTGAACCGTTAGGCATCAAAATGGCAGGACCGCCCTGAACGAAGTACGAATAAGCGCCTTCGCCGCCTTCGTAGCCAATGTCCAGATTTAGCGCACCACCCAGGTAGTCGTCGCCAACAGTTGCGCCGTTGAACTCAGGATTGAGATACGGTCCTGCGATTGCAGAGAGGGGGGCCAAGGCAAGTGCGCCAGCGGCTGCACCAAAAACAAGAGACTTGATCATTTTTAGAAGGGGTTGAGTTTTCTTGAGCCAGATTAGCTAGCCCAGTCAATGGACAGTTTTGAATCTGTTCCTTAATTCTCATCCGTTCCAGGGAACGTTGAGAAGTGACGCTTATGCAGTCCGGTGTAAAGACCGCGTTGTGGATGATCTGGCTTGTCGCGACCCTCAAGCATATAGAGCATGGTTAACCATTTTGTACGATTTTCCATGGCTTGAAGATCCTCTGCCCCTGGCTTGCAGGGGATCATTGGATCAGGTCTTTGCATTACTCAGAGTCAACCCAAGGAAGACCTGCAGCTTTGGTTGGAGCGCGTTGCTCATCAAGTTGACTCTGCAAAGCACTTTCAACTTCAGTGACTTTTTCTGCAGTTAGAGCAGCCTTGACCCAGCCGACAACAATTTCAGAAGTCAGGTCGGCAAAAGCAACCAGCGTGTCAGGACGCTCGAAACCAATGCTTCCGTACGCACCAGCAGAATAGGTGTCGTCTGCAGCTGAAACGGTGTAGTGAGCAGTGAAAACGAAGCCATCGGATGTTTCACGATCCAGGTTGGCGATCGCCCAAGTAAAAGTTGTAGCCATGATGAGTTAAGACTCCAGGAGCAGTGTAATAGCAGAGCCCCACGTTGCCATGGGGCGGGATACCGCTAGGCGATACCAGCATCAGCAAGCCATCAATACGCAAGGGATGCAGTAACTGCCATCTGCATAAGTTTCTGAAACTGTGGTGCTAGTGACTTTTGCAATCGTCTTGGAACGAACGATGTCATCCTCCTGAGGCTTAGCAGTTCCATCACCAGCAGACATCAATAGATCTCCGCGAGCAACTGTTGTTCCTTGTGCAATACGAATAACAAAGTCACCCGTCATCGCGCAATAAAAGTCATTGGTGTAGGTACCGTCGTCATCGTCCCATGCTTGGAATACACCAGAAACGTTCTTATCACCTTCAGCATCGCTGACCTTCATGCGATTAAGTTGTTCGTTATCTTCTTCGCCCCATTCACACATTTCATCGAGGTTGCTTAACACAGAGCCACGCAAGATTTCTGTGCGGACTGCACCGCCTGCAAGCTGTGACCAACGCGAAAGGTGAGCACCGTTGTAAGAGACAGTGGTGCCGGAGACTGAGATGGAGCCTTCTTCAGACGAAGCCTGCTTAAATACAATAAAACTTCCATCATTGAGCTGGCGGTCCATAATCGAACATGGAAATCCTCCTGTTTCAATCAATAATAATCCGCCAGCACTATCTGTCGGATGAATTGTAGTTTTTCCAGCACCACCAGCCAGAGATGAGCCAATTCTAACTATACCGGTACTGGCAATCCTCATCCGCTCCGTCGGAGTAGACGCACCGTTTGCAGTTGTGGCGAACGTTAGGCGCGTGGGCATTGAACTGTTATTGGTCCAAGTTCCACCATCTCTAGACGCTTTAATCTCTGTGCCAGAGTTAGAACCTGATGGATTGGAAGCGGAAAAACGAATTGCACCAAAACTGTTTCCATCTGAAGGAGTTGTGCTTGTCCCTTCCATCATCAGAGTCCCGGTAGCGTTGCCATCGCTCCGTCCCGCAATCACTACTCTCGTATTTGCAGAGCTAGAAGACGTGCCAGCTAAAAGCCTGCCCGAGCTGTCGATTCTGAGGCGTTCGGTAGTACCAGCGCCAATAATTACAGTGTCAGAAAGTGTAGACGTTCCAGGTATGTCACCAATAATTGTATTGTTAGAACCTGTTGTAATTCCGTCACCAGCTGTATAACCAATGCCAATATTTTTACTTCCTGTAGTGTTAAAAGCAAGTGCATAGCGCCCAACAGCAGTATTGTTATTTCCGCTTTGATTATATAAAAGGGCGTAGTAACCTACTGCCGTGTTATCACTTCCCACGTTATTTGTAAATAAAGCTGAGGCACCAACAGCAGTATTATTACTTCCTGTGGTTCCCTGAAGAGACCTATTTCCGACCGCAGTATTGTTGGAGCCTGTAGTTACATAGTAAAGAGTATTTAAACCAACGGCAGTGTTATTTGAACCTGTAGTATTTGTAAAAAGGGCATGGTCCCCAAGAGCTGTGTTAGATGCAACGCTATTTTTACCACGACCAACTGTTAGCGAGTTGATGGTTGCGTCTCCAAACGCTGTGATTGATCCGTTGTTTTGCAGCAATATAGCGTCACTTGCTGAATCAGCAGCTGTTCGAACCCTAAAGTTCCCACC